GAGCTCTCCGAGGTCGGCGTCGAGGAACCGGTCGATGCGGGGGTCGGTGTAGCGGGGGGGAACCGGCCAGGGTAGGGTCCGGTTCCTTCTCAGCCGTCTTGTCGTCCTCGTACTGTTTCCACGCCTGCAGGAAGCCGAACACATCGAACTCGGCGGAAGGGTCGAGGGCGAGGCTGTCATGGAGCCGGTCGGAGCGGAGCACCAGCCAGCGGACAGCGGTGACCGCATCAACGTCGAGGTCGCCGATACCTTCGAGGATCTGCCGGATCGTCATGCGCATCTTCCGCTTGACTTCCCGGTACTCCTCAGCGGTGACCCGCTCAAAGTCGAACTGGTAGCCGCTGCCCTCATATCTGAGTGTCGCCATCAGCCCGCCCATCCGATTTTCTTCGCGTACGCGTCAACACTTCTCATGTACCTCTGCAGTGCCGCGTCAGCTTTCGCGTCGAGGGCGGGGGCGAGGAACCGTTCACCGGGCGGCCCGTACCAGTGTTCCCGGTCGCCGAACAGGGGGTGCATAAGCCGGAACTCAGCCGGCCGGGCATCAGGTGCGGCGGCGTGGACGGTGGCGACGTTGCCGTCGACAGTGACGTAGATCGACGGCGGGATTTTCGCCGACCACGTCCCGGCGAGCGTTTTCGCCCCGTCGGCGACGATCTCGGCGGCGGCGCGGAGATCAAGGTCCCCGCCGGGGTCAACCGCGCGGAGGGCCGTGATCCGGCTGAGCCCCGTGCGGCCGCCGCGGGACGGCCGGACGTACCCGGGCCGGCGGCTCGGCGGCGGCATCAGGTGCCCATGCCGCCCCACGCCGTGTACCGGAGGATCCGGGACGCGGCGTTCCATTTGGCGGAGAACTTCACCGGCCCGGTGACTGAGCCGTCGGCGGACATGTCGGGGAGGATCGTCCCGTACCAGTACGAGTTCGGGTCGTTGACGGCATCCCAGTACAGGTAGAAGTTGCGTGGCAGCCCGTCCGCGGCGGCCACGTACGTCTGGGATGTGCCGGCGTCCATGAACCCGGTGAAGTCACCCGACGAGTCGGGCAGCCCTGCGACGTACACCATGTTGGAGTCGCCGAACGCGGTGACGTCGGATTTGTTGGTGACCTGGTTCATCGTCCACGTTGCCTGGAACGGCAGCGGCGTCGCGACAGCGCCGGTGGTGGCCCCGAGGTAGATCTGTGCGTTCCGGCCGTGCCGTCTCACTGATGGCATTGCGTTTCTCCCTGTATTGTGACGGGCTGCCGGTCGAGGAGCCGGAGCAGTTCTCTCGCATTGTTCTCGAACGTGCGGCCGGTGACTGCAGCGCGGGCTTTGCCGGCTGCCTCGCTGCGGAGGCTGTCGTGTGCCGCCCACCAGCGGATCTGCTCGCTGGCGTCTTCGGGGCCGTCAAACGACGGCAGCATGGGGAACAGGGCATCGGATTCGGGGCGCGGGTCGCGGGCGAAAAAAAGGCCGCACGCGGCCATCTCAATCTCGCGGGGACCGCACGCCCACCCTTCGCCGGCGTGGCCGTCCTCGGCTTCCTGCCGGTAGATGTTGATCCCGGTTTTCGACTGCCGGTAAATGTCAGCGGTGTCGGTGTTGTCGACACAGTCGTCTGATTCGGTGGTCGTCCAGTCCCGCAGCGGCGAATCTTCCGGAAGGTCCATCCACAGGCCGGCGAGCCGGGTGGACAGGCCGCCGAGGTTCATGCGGGAAAAGAACCGGACACGGGACGGGAACCCGGTGCCGACGAACGCGAAATCGTAAACCGGAGGCATCCCCGCCGGGGCCGGGTAATGCACGGACGGGCGGTACGCCTGCGGCATGTACTCCGCTGCACCCAGCGCCCGGTAGGCGCTGATGTTGACGGGGTCGTTCAGCAGTGTCAGGTTGGCGTAAGCAGCCATTTTCAGCTGGAAATCGTCCTGGTACGGCGATTCGGTCATCAGCATGACAATTTTGTGGCCGCGGGCGCGGAGCACCTCCAGCAGCCACGGCGGCAGGAAGAACGCCGAGGTGCAGAAGACGACGTCGGGCCACCACCGGTACGCGGCGCCGAGGATCCCGTCGACAGCCAGCTGGATCGCCTGTTCCCGGTCCACATAAGGCCGGACGCCGGGGCAGCCGCACTCTTTCAGTTCGCCGGTTTCGGCGAGCGCCGACTTGTAGAACCGGAGCCGGTAATCGAGTTCGTACACCTCGGCTTGCTCCCCGGCGCTGCGGAGCGCCTCCGCCCAGCCGTTGTGAACGTCGGCGACCGACCATGACGGCCCCGGATGGATGAGCAGCCACCGCATCAGGGTCCGCCAGCTTCGACAGTGAGGGTGGCGCCGAGATAGGTGACACCGGAGTAGTCGATGTTGCCGTACCCCGACCCGGAAATCAGGGCAGAGAACGACACGACGCCGCCGAGAGTCGGGTCCTGCTGCAGGCATCCGAGCACCGAAGAGGACCCTGTGCCGGACAGGTAGGAGTCCAGGAGGGCCTGCGCTGTCCGGTCGCTGGCCGTGGAAACGAGCAGGGTGACGTCGAAGACGAATGCGGCGGCACCGTCGAACGTCTCGTCGTAGGTGATGAATACGCCTGCGGCCGGGCGGACGATGGCGACCGGCACAGATACCTGACCGGTGACAACAGCGGTGGCGCGGAGGCCGGGAATCGTGTCGATCCTCGCGGCGAGCGCGTCGCGGATGTCACTGATCAATGCCATGTCAGAGTGCGATCCTGCCGCGGTAGGCGACGTACGGGGAGACGAGAGCTTCGACCTGGGCGGTCACTCCGGGGATGCGGATCGCGCCCAGCTCAACCGGTGACCCGGCGATACCGAACGGTGCGTCTTTCAGTTTGAAAATGTCGGAAGCGAGCAGCAGCGCCGCCTGGCGGATGGCCTGCGGCACCTGCGGCCAGCCGAACACGCCGGTGACTTGTACCCGGTCCATGCGCATCAGGATGAGGGGGATGACGTAGGGGAAGGTGAGACCGCCGACAGCCCGGATCGACGTGTACGGCCACGGTTCCCCGGTTTTCCCCGGGTTGTAGGGCAGCAGCTGGTAGGCGGTCGACGGCCATGACACGGGGAACGTGCCACCGGTCGGCGCGGTGCCTGACGGGTCGGTTGCCAGGGCGGTGACCGATACCAGGTCGTCGATGCGGGTGCGGTACAGGTCCTGCGGAATGTAGGTGCGGGTGTCGGCGGCACGCCAGAAATACCGGCCGGTGCGGCCCTCAATCCACCGGGCCGCGGCCTGCACGGCGCCCTGGATCTCAAAGTCGTCTTTGGTGTCGCCGATGCCGAGCCGCGATTTGACTTCCTCGAGGGAGGTGTACCAGCGGCCGATGGTGACGGGCTGCACCGTCCACGTGAACCCCTGGACGTCGGATGCGGTGCCGGTGCCCGTCCACACGCCCTGCCACAGCCCGTCGGCGGTGGACGCGCAGGGGACGTCCTGGGTGAATGACCCGGCGGACACGCGGGTGAGGGTGCCGGGGCCGCCAGGCCAGTTGTAGGTGACGACTACGCCGGCGGGGTCGGTGATGACGAGGGTGACGGCGGTGGGGTCGGTGGGCGTGCCGGCGACGGAGAACACGTTCGCGCAGGTGGCGAGTTCCGCACTTGCGTTGTAGAAGACGGTCGCGCTCAAACTGTCCTCCTATCCGTCGGTGACGGTCGCAGCGGATGTGGTGGTCTGGGTGACGGTCCGGGTGCCGTCACGGGGATCAGTGACCGTGACAGCAGACGTGTCGCGGGCGGTCAGGGTTGCTGTGCGGCCGGTGCCGGTCGTGGTGGCCGCTGCGGTGGCTGCGGGGGTCACCACCGGTGTGCTGGACGCCGGGGTTCCGAGAGGGTTTACAGCCGTCCCTGACGCGGTCACGGTGGCTGCGGCTGTCAGTGCCGCGGTGACCGGCTGTACCGGGTCGCTGATCAGGGTGGTCCCGGCGGCTGGTGCAGCGAACGCGGACTGAACGGTTTTCGCGGTAACCGCAGCCGCGGCGGCAGCAGCGGTCGCAGCCGCCTGGACGACAGCCGCAGTCACCGCGGCTGCCGCGCTGATGGTCGCGGTGCCGAGGGTGGCACCGCCAGCAGCGCTGGCGTTA